CTTGCATTTTATCGCCGTTATCTAGTTTGTAACCATTAGATGTAGTTACGTTAGCATCGCCTAAATAGACAGCACCGCCGCCTAGATTATGTAGCCATACTGTCTGATCCATAATATTTGCAACTACTAAAAGCGTGGCTGTAGTGGTTACTGTTACTTGTGCGCTAGTCGGCATAACTTAATCCTAACTTCTCTATTAGTTTGGCTGTCTTTACGGGATCTTGTGCTATCTCCCAATGCATCTCGTCTTTGCGTGTCCAGTTGCCGCCCCAGGCTAACCCGTATTTCTTGGTAAGTGCCTGGATCATTGGAACTTTTTCAGCTGGGAAAGTGCCAGCCTTGCCTAACGGGTGCTTAGTTGCGTTTAGATCGATAGCAGTACCCGATGCGTGGTTACTTAACTTGCCCGGTACGCCTCTAACATCTCGGTATGCGTAGCCCCAGTCATCTAACGTGCCGCCATCGATCGGCTCGATCAGTTCATTAAACTGTTCAGCAAATGCAACCAATAAAGGTGCAGCAAAATAGGCGCAACGCAGCTTTATTTTTGTACCCTTAATTGGGTAAGACTTGATACGGATCGACTCAACATCCTTAGAGGCTGGCCAGCCGTTATAGCTAATTGCACTCATGCCAGCAGTAAGGCTGCTTCATCGGCTGTAATGCCTAACTTGGCCAGCAAATTTGCTTTTTGAGTTTCTAAATCTTTTTTTGTTTTTTCTATTTGAGATTTAACCGAAGTCCATTGAGAATCCAGTTCCTCTTTAGATGGTTTTGGCGTATCCGAAAGCCAGATAAGCCCCTCGTAATCCTCGCCATTTAAAACCCACTCAGCGCCTTGATATTTGTTTGTCAGAATAAGTGTGTAGTCAGGCATTTAAGCTCCTATTTCCATAACTGTTATAGATGAAACCGTGCGAATATAGTTGAGGTTATCTGTGTCCGCGCTTGATCTGTTAATATAAAAATTACCAGCTACGTTTGAGAATCCCTGTATTTTGTAAGTTAGAGCTGATGTAGAAGCTGGAGAATCTAAATACGAAACCGAAGTTGTCGTGAGTGTTGCGCTTGAATCTACATAAAGCGCACCAAATCCAGAAGCTCGACTTCCCGGTGAAGTTGGAGTTAATAAGTCAGTCGCACCTCGTAATAATCTGAAAACACCTGAACTTGTAGCTGGCGTACCATTACCCGAAAGCGTAACAAATACCATAATTTTGCTCGTAGCCGATGATGGCGTAATAGTTACAGATAAACCCGTAACGTCCACAGGTGTAGTCGATGACGAAGTAAAGGTGTCGGTTTTAATGGTATTTAATACCTGTAAAACTTTTCCACCACCACCACCGATTGCAGTCCATGCGCTGCCTGTGTAATATTGCGTGGCATTTGTATCTTTAAGATAACAGAAATTGCCTTCTTGTGGGCTAGTTACAGCTGCATCACGGGCTGCCGCATTAGCAAAAGTCCACACGCCTTGCATTAAATAGCCATTTGTATCGGCGGCCGTTAGTACGTCACCCGTTACAAAGGTCTTAAAACCTGCTCCTGCTCCCATTTTCTTTTCTCCTTAGTAACTTAATACAGACGTATCAAGTACGCCATATTGGTTTGAGTTTAATATAAACCCATCGATCACGGGTTCAAGTGTAGTAAAGGTAGTGCGCCATTTATTCGGGGTAACGCTGTGTGCCACGCCGAAAACTTGTAAGGTCTTTGTAAGGGTAGATGCACCTGGCTGGTTAGTAGTAATAGTTACCGGGTCAAAGAAATCAAGATCAAGCGCAGCTAATATGCCATTGGCATAGTTATCTGTGTATAGGTCTAACTCGATTGCATCGCATCTAACGCTAGTTTCGGCACGGCTGGCAACGTATGCACGGGCATAGTCCAGCGCGACCGCATCGGTCTGCATTAGTAAATCTTGTTGGTTATAAGTATGGGCAAAATACTTCTCGACGCTGGCAGAATTTACAGCTGATTGAACGCTGCCACCTGATCTAGTGATATTAGCCTGGTTAAATACAAGGGTGTCATCTGTTCGCCATACAGCGTTTGCGTAGCCAATATCTGTACCGTTATCGTTAAAGACGGTAGGCGTACCGCCAATGCTTGCCACCGTTACGGTGCGATCTTGAAAAGTCCACGATCCAGCGGCATCTACATATATTGCGCCGTATTCGCTATTTGTGGCCACCTGCAACGCTGCTAAGGCTGTACGGGCAGTACCAGGGTCTGCCTGCAAAGTAGTTAAACCTGCATCAATATCGCGCATAGATGCTGGCCACGAAATAGTGTTTAAAATCTGATTTACGCGCGTGCCACTCAAATCGCCAGCAGTTGCACCTGTAACTGTACTAATCTGTGCATTTTGAGCAAGGCGCGTAGCATCGACGGCTTCAATAACCGTATATACGACATCGTTTGCGTTGCGTGGGGTAGTGGTTGTATAGCTAGTAATGAACCCTGAAAACATCGGATAGGTAGTGCCAGCATAAGTAGCAGAAATAGACACTTTACGCATAGGGGTTAAATAGCCGTAGTACGGACTAGATGAGTTTTGTGGGTTAAAATTTCCGTTTTGATCCACGATGCGTAAAGTCATGCTGCCTGTTTGAAACTCATCGGCTGTAGCAGATCGACCGCGCCTAGTGCTAACGCTATCTACTACGTTAGATACATCCACGATTAGCGCAGCTGAGTCTGCCAATACGTTAGTACCTAGTATGCCTTCTCCAATTATAAAGGCTTGAGGAAAGGCCGCGCCCGTACCAAAGTTAATAACCGCGTTTATCGTAGGTACTGTCATTAGCCTGGCAACGATCCTGCAGGGAATTGCGATAATCCTCTACGCTGAGCATCAAGCATCGCACGGTTTACTATGTCACTAAAGTCATCGCCGTTTAATACTGAACCTTCGACCACTACCGTCACTGAGTTATCAATAGATCCAGTTCTAGTACCAGTTGGAATAATAGGGAACATATCCTCGGCCGCTGCCCAGGATGGATACATTGGGCTAGGTGCAGCAGATCCACCTCCACCGCCGCCAATAGTTACACGTTCAGTAGTAATTACTTGTGTAATTGGCTTAGAGGCTTCAGTTATATATGCCTTTAACGCTGCTAGTTTTGCATCATCGGCTAACTTTTGAGCAGCTGCAATACGAGCAATTATGCTGGTTTGAGTAGTGTAATTAAGAATATCCATTGTGGCCTGAGCAGATGCAACGGTATCTAATGCAGCGATTTTGGCAATAGTTAATAACTCTATTTGAGTTTTCTCTGTGTAAAAATTGGCTGCTGCTAAGCCACCCGATTGAATAATAGCCGCGTTATATTTAGCGTAAGCCGCTGCCCGTGCAGCAGCAGCTTCCTCCTCGGACATCTTGGTCGCTTTGATGCGAGCAAGTTCATCAAGCAGCAACTGGTTAATGTAATTAAGTTCGGTTTCGCTTATGGTCTTAATACCGGCTAACTTGTTAGTTTGCTGTTCGGCAGTTAGCAGTTTTAATTGCTCAAGATATTTAAGAGCTGTTTCGCCGTTATCGTTTTCAATCTCCTGCATAGCCAATAGGCGTAGGCGTTCATCTTTATCGTAAGTTTGTTTAAGTGCGGCGGCTATCTGAATCTTATTAAGATCGAATACGGCGGCGGCTTTAGATAAGGCTGCAGCAGCGGCCTCTGATTTTTTCCTATTGGCCTCGGCTAATTTATCTGCCTTAGCCTTGGCTGCGGCTGTTAGTTTATCTAGTTTTATTTTTCTATCTGCAGCGGCTTTATCTGCCTTAGCCTTGGCCTCTGCGGCTTTCTTAGCAGCTTGATCGGCTCTTTGTGTATCTTGGCTGCTAATGGACATTGGCGTGGTAAAACCAGTACCCATTTTAATACGCAACGCTGCGGCCGTCGTTGCATCATTTTGAAAGAAACTTAGATCACTAAATAAAGTTTGTACTACTTTAATAAACTTAGCGGTTTCTTTAGCACCATCTGCCATCGCATTAGCAATTCTGTCAATGCCTGACACGGTTGGATCGATCGTACTTGATCCGCTTAAAATATTTAAAGCATCTACTAAACCTTTGCCAATAGTTTCTTTAGCATTATTAGCAGCTACTTGTAATTTATTAAGTGAACCCTGATAAGTATCGGCAGCGGTCGCAGCTTGTCCAGCAAACAGCGTAGCCAGTTTTGCCTGTATTTCCTCAAAACTACCAGACGCTATTTCTGCTTTAGTTAAACCTACACCTAATCTACCAATAGCTTGTGTTTGTCCTAAGTAGGCTTTTTGTAGGCTTTGTGATACCTGAGTAACGCTTTTACCAGTACCAGCTGAAATATCTAACGCAAGGCTTAATAACTCTTGAGATTTAGTTACGCTACCTGTGGCGCGTAGTAAGCGATCCATAGCCGGGCGCAACTCATCATCTAATACGCCAGTTTGAGCTTCTAAGCGATTTATAAATCCATTTACTGTACCTATGTTTGATCCATAGGCTAAACCTAAATTTTCTAAAGTTTTGCCTAAACTGCGAGCCGCGGCATCATCTTCGGCAAACGCTTTAACACTTGCTTTACCAAATTGTATTAATTTTTGAGCAGCAAATACCCCTACAAATCCTTTAGCTAAATTCTTTACCGTTTTTTCTAATTTTTTTGACGCAGTTTCAGCTTGTTTAAAACCTTTAGCATCAAGTTTAGAACCTATTTTAATATCTGGAAATGCCATTATGCAGCCTTGCCTAACGCTTTTTCTTTATTACGAGCATAAAATTGTCTTATAGCTGTGTCTACTGCCTTGTTAGCAGCGCCTTCAGCTACGCCTCGACTTTCAGCCCATGCACGAAATATAAAACGGCCTTGACCTTTAAGGCTAGATGTAACTGGCCCTAAGTTTTTAATAAATTGCTTACCAGCATTTTTATTAACTGATCGGCTAACGCCTTTAGATGTACCAGTTGCTTTAGGGCCTACCCAATCTTGAGGCCGTCTAGCGGTTTCATAGATTGCACCTGCTGCAGATTTATTAATAATTCTAGCCATTGAGGTAAAACCTCTACTGTCACGCTTACTAGGGCTAGTTTCTAAAACTATATTTCTTGTAATTGTTTGATAGTTGAATACTGGAAAACGCGCCTCAGAAAATGAACGCGCTTCCCAGCCACCCATAGGGGATTGACTTGGCACAAATCCTCTAGCTTTTTTAACAACAGGTTTTAACGCTGCAGTTAATTCTTTTTTTAATTGCTTTTCTAAATCAGGAGAAAATTTGCGAAGGGCTTTACGCAGATCAGCGTTTCCGCGTATTTCTATTTTGAGCATCTTGCATCTCCTTCGATCTGTCTTTCATCGCCTGCAGCAACGCCGCAAACATCCTGCTATCTAACCCAATTAAATCTTTAGGCGGTATTCCCGTTTCCAAACTGATCCGTGCGATCAAGTAAGTAAACGAGTCACGCCTTATGCTTCCGGGTCATCATCTAAAACTTCTACCTTTTTAAGACTCTTTAAGAATTCTGCGCCGAACATTGGCACGGTTTCGCCTGCAGCTCTTAAACACTCCCACGCCAACCAGTACACATCGGTCTGTTTTTCATCCTCGCGGAAGGCGCGGTGAAAACCTTTCTTTGCATACAACTCAAACGCGTATTCGATAGATGGCGTGATCTGGTGTTCAGATACGTTGCCGTCTATCTTTGTAACTTTTAACTTTGCCATTTTTAGCCCCTTTGGTTTTTATCAGGAAGTTGTAATTACGATTGGTGAATTACAAGTAAATGTAATCGATTGTGTAGCGATGTCTGCTACTGCGCCGTTAATATCGGTAGTGTTATTTACCAAGATTGTGGTGCTGTATAGCGGGTTAGTAGCTGATACTGCTGCGCTTGTCTGCTTTAGCGTAATAGGTACTGTTGTACCCCATGCAGCCTGAAGGGTTGCGTTTACGTTTGCTGCAGCTGTATCGCTTAAGAAATCTAAAGTGATTGTGCTTGCCTCTAAACCCTTAACGAACTTATGAGCTGTATCGCCCATAGCAGTTACTTCGAGTTCATCGAATACGCGGTTAATTGTTGCCGATGTAACGTGATCAGTAAGTGCAACTGAGTTAAGCGTTACTACGACTGTATTATTTAAATATACGGCCATTTGTTTATTCCTCGATCTGCTCGGTTACGGGTGCTTTGGTTTTTGTTTCTTTTACTGGTGGTGCTTCGATCTGCCCGATCTTAATTAAGAAGGCAATATCCTCATCTGTGTATGACATGGTTTAACTCCAGCTCGTTAGTATGGATATATTAAATTCGGCGGTAAGCAAGTCACCGCTATCAGCATTTAATACGCCAGGCGCGCTAACGCTGGTTATATTAAATACAAGATTTGATGCAGCTAGTTTTGTATAGGCTGCAACGATAAAATCCTCGATGCCCTGCAGGTTGCCCTGGTTATCGAACATTGGCACAGTTAGCAGAATCTTAAAATTAGCCATAGGCGAGATAGTTATATAACTATTATTGCTAGGCGTTAGGTATGGATCGGCTGGGATTACTACGCAGCTGTTAGCCAGGATGGTTGCAGGTGGGTAAGCGAATACCGACCATACGCCGTTATTGGTTAAAGCCGTTGCGATGGTGCTACGCAGCGTGGTAATTGCAGCGGTAGGCATTTACCCCACCATGCTATTCGGGTTCATGTACGGGGCCAGCAGGCCGCGTATCTTGCCTATCATGCTGTTGCCCATGCGATAAGGGCTAGGACTAAATCCGTCTAAGCCTACGCCCCCGGTTTGACTGACCTGCCTGGCCTGCCAAATATCAACGGCCAAGATCATCGCAGCTTCGCGAACGCTTGCGGTATTAACGTAGGTTGCTGTCTTTGTATCCTCGCCTGTTGCTGTGCCATAAGGCAATACACGGCGGAAATTCTGATTAGCTGCAACCTTAGCAAACTGAATAAAACTATAACCCTGTGGGTATTGGAAATAATTAAGCTGCAGATTAAACGCAGGCAAAATATTAGCTGTGCCTGTTGAAAATGGAATAGTGCCTGTAATTGTGTGTGAACCGTTAAAGGTTGATCCAGCCCCGGCAATAGTTACTGATTGTGTTGCAGTAAATATGCCGGGGTTAGCGATCATTACGGTGGCAACGTTGCTTACCAATGCAGTCCCCACGACTGGCGCAGAATCAAACCAAAGGAAACTGTTAATTTGATCTTGCGCGGCTTGGCAGCACTCCTCAACCGTACTATCTGAGTAAAGAGTACCGATACCAAGATTGGTACGCAGTTCGGCTACGGTGACATAACTTGCTGGCATCTCGGTACTCCTTACTTAGTTAGGGTCGGTAGGGCAAAGGGCTAATGCCCTACCGACTATCAGGGTTATTAGTTATGCCTTCTGGTATTTGACAATGCCATTAGGCATTTTTGCAATAGTGGCCATAAAGCCGTAAATAGCAACCTGAACCTGAAGGTTAGAAACTACATTTACAGACATGAAAGCCTGTGGGCTGCGATAAACAGTAAATGCCTCAGGTGCAAGGATTACTGCTGAGTTATCGTCAAAAGTAGTTGCAGTAAAGTTTTTATCTACATATAGATCTAGACCTAATACGTTACCGCGAATTGATGAAGGTGCAACCTGGCCTGCTGCGTTCATTGGTTGAATTGCGTTATAAATTGGGCGGCCAGTTGTATCCACAGCACCTAATAGTGCCTGGTACTGTGAAGGGTTTCCAATGTAATTTTGCGCAAAGTAACCAGTGCTTTTATAAATAAAAGCTGCTGCCTCTGATGAGTAAGAAATAATGCCAGCACTATCTGCTGTTGTAGGTGTGGCAGCAGTTCCAGCAGCTTGTAATGCTACTAGTGCGGCTGTATCGATAGCTGTTAAATAAGCATTTTGTAATTGTTGTGTAAGCTCGTCATAAAAGCCAGGGTATCCAGCTCTTTCTAACAATTCTACGGATAGCGTATTCATGCCACTGTACTTAGATACAGTTCCAGAAAGAAATGGGCTTTCCATGCCTGTATTTTGTACTGCGCCTGCTTCTGCTTCGACTGTTACAACAGGTGCTACACCTGTACCGCCGCCTGCAGATGTCACAAGTGAAGGCACGTTGATTGTCATACCTGTAGGTGGCAAAACGCCTTGGCTACATGCATCGATAGTAGGTGTACCAAAACGTGTGTTAGTAACAAACTCGCTTAGGTACTGTGTTGGGTTAAAGCCTGGGTTAGTGCTGAAAGAATCATCTGCAGCTGTTACATAAAGCATTGAATCTTGGTTACCCATAGCGGCTTTGATTTTATGCTCTGTGTACTTACCCATAGATGTAATTGGTGTACGGACTGTCTGGCTGTCTAATACGGATGGGCGAATAATTGGGCGAGCTGCTTGAACTGGTGCAGCCTCGACTGGTTTTTCTGCCGGTACATCCGGTGTATCAATAGGGGCTGTAGTCACAGCTGCCTCGCTTTCGGTTTCGGTTTCGGTTTCAATCATCTCTGTATGGATGATTGTGGTTTTGGTATTTGCTGCTTCTAGTGCAGCTTTAGCAGCTGCAATATCAGTTACGGCCGCTGAATCAAAAGCAGCCGACTCTACTAGGCTTACTTCTTTCAGGACTGCAGCGGTAACTAACAGGTAGCCTTTCATCTGCTTTGATGCGGATACATCCACACCAACGGATAAACCAGATACAAGGTTTTCCTGAGCTAGTACAAGTGCATCCTGTCCCCGGCTGCTACTTGAAATTTTAAAAGATGCATAAATGCCATCTGTGCCATCGCTAAAGTTTGTAGCACGGCCTACTGGCTTAGTGCTGTCATGCTGCATTAGCAATTTGATTTTTGTTGCATCGGGAATTGCAATAGATCCGCGTTCAAATACAACAGGCCCGGCAGATGTGTAACCGACCTCGTTGTATGGCGCGATCTTTCCTGAAATCATGCGGCGATCTCCATCGGCCGCCTCGATTGCGTTATTAAACGTTAAGTGCAACATCTACTGTATCTCCTGATCCATTTGGCGTTAGCTGTTCCATCTCTTGTGCTTGCGATACATCGATTAAGCCAAGGTTTAACATTTTTTCTATTGAGTCAAGTCGCGCCATAGTATCTGCGCGTAAGAAAGTTTCATCGATAGCAAAACGAACTACGTTACCGTGCGCAGTTAGATCATCCATGCTTAAACGGTTTTCGATTGCGCTGATAAATGGCTGTAATGAGTACGCCACAAATTCTTTGCGACCGTCTAAAATATTTTGATACGTCATGCTGTTATTCATATCTGCAGAAATGTAATACGCAGGCACGTTCATTAAACGCGCTATTTCAGTAGCAAGGTATTGTGATGACTCGTTATAGGTCATATCTTTAGGGCTAAAGCCAATATTTTGCGCCTCTAAAGTGCTAGTTAAATATGCAGTTGAACGCGAATTTCTTGCCGATTTCCATGCAGCTAGTAAACCTTGTACCTGCGCCTCTGGTAAATCTGCACCGGTATTTTTTAAGATAGTAGTAGCCATTGGCGTAGCAGCTGCGACTGCTGCAGCCTTTTGAATATCTAACGCAGCTTGAATAGTGCGGCCGCCAGTTTGTAATACGCCAGGCAGTAGCGATTGAAATGTAACTAGCGAACCAATACCAGACATCGGTACGCGTTCGCCATTGACTGCATAATATTCAACTTCATCGCCGTACTTGTTTGTAGTTACGGTAACGCGTGTATTAGATATAAATTCAAAACCTGATGGGCGATTATCATCCTGGTACAAAGATGAAACGCGTAAATAGCCCACGCCGTAGAACAGCAACGCATCGACCAGGTAAGCGATCGTAACGCTGCGTGGTTGGCGGATATCCATTTGATCTAGCCATACCGGGGATTCTAATTTCTTACCTGTAGATTTTTTGTATAAGCCAAGATCGATGCTAGAGATAACACCAGCAATTAAGTTACGGCAGCGGCTAACGCTGGCAACCTGTAAAGCTAAATTGCGATCCATCGCAACGCCATAACCGTAATTTGATAGGCCGCTGTTATAGCTGTACATGCCTACGCCGTAGCTACTATCCATTATGGCAGGGGCGTATTGGGCAGTAACTTCTGCCTTACCCTTAAAGCCTAAAGTTTCCAGTAATCCCATGAAGGGATTTTCTCAAATTGTCAAGCATATTACCGATTGTGTTCGGCGTGTCGCTAGGCGTATATCTTGGCTTCCTGCATTGGCTTAGATAGGTGCATTACAAGCATGGCTGCGCTGATCGGCGCGGCTACGCTGCCGCTGGATCGCTTACGGATAATTCTCCAGGCTTGATCGTTACTTTTAGCGGCTACGTTATCCATGGACTCATTTAAGAATTCTTGATCGCCGTGAACTACGCGCTTATTGTCTATGTAATCTTTAAAGGTCGAACAAGCTGTATAAAACTGCGAGCCTGAGCAATCCTCTACCTTTACGCCTGATACATGTAGGCGATCGGCAATAGCCTGCCCGGTATATTTGTCGAACAGGACTTGCTTAGGCATCCACTCATCGCAATAGCCTTTAATATCTACGGCGATCTTTAGCTCATCGATCGCACGATCCGATTCCCATGTCTTAACCAGGCTGATACCAATTCGACCATCGGGCAATATAGCCCCAGCCATTAAAGCTGCGTGGCGTTTTGCGTGTGGTTCTAGGTCAAAGGCAAACATCGAGTACATGCCAGGTGACAAGATCAGATCAGGATCGGCACACTCCTCCCAGCTGCCAGGTGTCCACGGTGATAAGTCTGTACCTACCCACTTGCATAAATTCTCAGTCATTACCGCGCTGTAATCGGAGGTAGCGACTATCTCCTCCATGGCGGCTTCGGTTATCAATAAGCCTAATGACGGGTTAGCCATCGCCCAGGCTGATCGATCCCAGATGTCACAGCCATCGTGCGCGCTGTACTCGTAATAGCCCACCGACTTAGGCGGTTTATTTAGCGATCTTTCGCGCATGTCATTTAAGACGTGGCTATCCTTAAAGCCAGCGTTAGACGTGTAAAACCGCTGCGAATTAGGGCGCGTTAAGGTCGTACTTTTTACAGCGTCTAGAGCCTCTGTACCGACATGGCGCAGCTCATCGATCCAAACTACATCGGCTGTCAAACCACGGCTAGAGTCTGCAGTCGCAGCTACTACGCGAACTTCCGCGCCCGATTCTAGGATGATTCGGTTATTGCCATTAGTGCGCTTATAGGCCTTTTCGATATTGCCGCCCTTTACATCACGGCGCAGGAACTCATTACGGTCGATTATGCCTGCCATGATCTCCAGCGACTTAGAGGCCATGAGCATCTGCGAACTCATAATAAGGATATTCATCTCGCCAAAATAGAACAGCCCAGCTAGTACGCGCATACGCAGAACGTGGCTTTTACCGGACTGGCGACTGCAAACTAACAAGCTAGATTTTTTTATAAACAGATCATTTTCATATACGGCGCACATATCTCGCAGAATTACAATCTGCCACTCAAGTAGGGGCTGGCCGATTTTCTCAGCTAGTTCAATAATGGCATCTACCTTAGATTCGCCTTCGAGCCATGGCGTATGCAGCCTAGGTAAAACAGCCC